CTTCAAGATTTTCCATGCAATACGGTTGACCGAAGGCAACTGTGGAGTCATGTTCGTCATCAGGAAAGTGTCCGACATTTCATTGGCATCGTCTGCGTTTGCAGCAGGAACCATGTGCCCACGATCGTAACCAGAGTTGGTGTAGTCAGCATGGGTTGGCGAATCAGCGATGCGCTTGTCTGGACGGAAGTCGTCAGTACGTGGAGTTTTCTTTACTCTCGCTTGTGCAATCTCAGTTGAGAAAACATTTGCGTTACGAGCATCGTCATAAACAATTGCGTAGAAAGAGTTGCAGAGAACCGTAGTTTTTGGAACTACGATTTCCTTACCATTTGGATAGAACTGATCGCAAGCAGATGCATTAACAGCAGTCGGTACAGCGAACAGAAATAGAGCAGCAATAAAATTCTTCATATAATAAGTTTACTTTCTGGAACGACCAGACCCGAACCATACCGAGAATTATACTCGTTGAGCATACCAACTTCTGGGTCGAAAATTGAAACAATTGCGCCACCACGGATCGGAACAATACTGTCCTTAGCATAGGGGCAGAATGGAGCAAGTCCAATACCAAACTGGTTGTTTTGACCTTGGGGAACCATCATAATTAACAGGGGTTTACTGAGAACAACGAGATTTCCATCATCAAACTCAGAAACATCTGCAATGATTTCGTCTCCACTGATCAACTTAACACACTTGACATTACTAGACATATTTATACTTTCATTATTAAAGGGTTGAAAAAGGAACACTAATCATCGATTTGCTCCTAGTAATTGAGAGGATAGATTTACCACACTTGGATAAAAAGTTGCAAAAACTTCTCTCACCTCATCAGCATTTGCAATTTGTTCGTACGGATCGAGAGGTAATTGTTTCTCATTAAATATTCCGTATGCGAGTTTTTTCTCATTTTCGTTTAAGTCTGCTGCCATTGAGGTCAATTCATCATATTCAACGACAATATGACTACCAACAATATTAGTCATAACTTTTTTATTGTGCTCTTCCATAAGATATCGACCAAGAATCATCGTCTTTAGTTCTGGAATATCTATCTCTAAAATCGCAGAGTTTTTACCGCTCCTGAAAATCATAGTTTTCTTAGCAAAGTAAGAACTGAGCATCTTATGTTCGAAGTTACGATTGACATATACGAATTTAAAATTTTGTTTTTTTAGAAACTCTAGACCATCAACAAGAGAAATAAAAGTTAATCTATCATCTAAGAATATACGACATGTCAATGGTTGTGTTGGATCTGCTCGCGATACCTTATCGATCCAATCTTTTCCTATCGCGGGGAGTTGTTCAACGTTTCGATTGGCTGCCATTTTCATTTTGCCTTCACCATCAGTCACCATTTTAAATGACAGTTTGTTATTGTCATCCATTTCAAGATTGGCAAAGTAAGCAGTGTTGAAGTTCATAAAATCTTCAAGTGTCACTACATCATCATACTTTTTACTAATCGAGTAGTTAAGCAGAGATTCGGTAAGTTGTGTTCCAGATCTTGCAACACCAACAACACAATACCTGTGGTGTGATAGATTCCAGGGAAGATTGTCAGTCAAGTTTAACATTACATATATTCACCTTCATTATTATTGGTGGGTGAGAATTAATCCCACCCACCAAATTCAAATTACTTTGTTTTACCTTCTGCTAAAAATTCAGCAGCTTGCGATGGATATTCATTATCTTCATCGTCAATTTTAATTTTCTTTGGTTTCTTTTCTTCTGGAATAAATGCTTCAAGAAAAATCTTCAGCATACCATTAACCAGAGAAGAACTCTTTACTTCCACGTTATCTGCGAGAGTGAATTCACGTTTGAATCCTCGTTCAGCAATTCCCTTATAGAGATATTCAGTAGACTCAGATGAGTCGCATTTTCCGTGAATACTCAACAGACCCTCTTGCAATTGAATATCAATCTCCGACTTACCGAAACCAGCAACTGCCAGTTCGATTACGTAGCGATTTTCATCGACTTTCTTGATATTGTATGGAGGGTATTTAATTGGCATCATTTGTGTAGATTGATCAGCAATTTCTGCTAACTTCTTCATTACACGATCAGAACCCACAAAGTAACGATCCCATTGTGGCATACTTGTTGTATCAAATTTCATATTTTGCTCCTATTAAGCGAGATTAAAAAAAGTGCCATCCGAAGCATGGCACTTTCTATTTATAATATGTTTCGGGAGAAAAGTCAATAGTTTTTCTAATTTCTTTTTGCACCAATATTATATTTTTGAACCAGTTCCCACTCACTCTTTTCTTTATGAGCGATAATCTTAATTTGATTTAGAGGTGCACAATTTTCGTGTAGTTCTGGATTCTTAATATCTACTAGACCCCAATCACCAAGCAACTTGGCAATGGTGTTTCTACGTTCTAGATCATTATCACTGAAGTCAGCACCTTTGCCATCTAGAGCAAAGAGTTCTTTGAAGTGAACAATGAAGTATCTACCTTGTTTGTGTAGAATATGACAGGACTGGAAAAGAGTCTTTTCTTTCCGCGATGCCACACCAATACGCGAAAGAGTTTCGCGAACCTTTAGAAAGTCATCGGGAGTTTTAAGAGTTATCTCTAGTGGAGCATACCCAGGAAAGTTAATGTCGAAAAAATCGTCAGTCATTTAGTACCACCTTTATACAATTTCTCTTTTATGTATTGTTTTTGTTCTTCAGAGAGAATTGCGAGTGCTTGGCGTGCTTTTTCATTGCTGTAACCATAATACTCTTTGATCAACTCTACATCTACGTCGTTTTCAATTTTGATCCATTTATCAAAACGTTTTCTGCCACGTATAGTATTTATAAGATACATGTTTTGTAGAGATTTATCAAGGTGTGAACGACAATTCATCTCATTTGCAGGGATGGCAGTGTCGATACTAAATGTTAATCCTCGGTTAATAATCCAGGGATTGTATTGCTTCTCTGACCAGTCATCGACGATCAGATTCTTCTTTCCATAATTGATGTCATTAATGAAGTCGAAGGGAGAAATACCCTTCTTCTTTTCGATATAGTCCTTGGGATCATATTCTGTTTTCGGAGCACCAAGACCCTCCAGAATACCAGACATTATTTCCACTCCACTGCTGCCATAATCTCAACGAGACATGCCACCAGATTAATCTCCTGGTTTGCAGCAAACGCTGCCTTATATTGATAGTCAGCGATCAACAGAACAAGTTGAGCAGGATACTTCACATCTTCTAGAACAGTGTCATAAATCTTCCGGAAGATAAGTTGTGGATCATTGTCAAGGTTTTCGACAACCCAAGAACGAACCTTACGGAAGTCCTTAGACTTCAGAGCATCGGTAAGTTCCTTCATATTGATTTCAATAATATTGCTGAGAATACCCTCATCAATCGTACCTGAAACACTGTACCGTTGAAGTTCGTTTAGAACACGGCGATAGTCAGGGAAGTGCTTCTTAAGAACCTCAGCAACAACCTTCTCATCAAACTTTACGTTCTCTGTGGTCAAGATATCGCTAAGTCGTTTCATAAAACGACCTGCCATCTTTGGTCGATCTGCCTTGGTCAGTTTAAACTCAATGACCGTAGTTCGACTGTGGAGAGGAGCGATAACTCGGTTCTTGAAATTACAAGTGAAGATAAACCGACAGTTGTTAGCAAACTCTTCAATGAACGCACGAAGCGCAGGTTGAGTGGAGTTGGGATTTAGATAGTCCGCTTCGTCTAGGATAACAACCTTAGTTTTACCAGTAAACGAAACAGAGGATGCAAACTCTCGAATCTTAGTGCGAAGAACATCAATGCCTGATTCTTCTGAACCATTGATAATGATGTAGTCACATCCGAGTTCTTCACAAATTGCCCGAGCGATGGTAGTCTTACCAACACCCGCAGAACCACAGAGAAGCATGTTAGGGATTTCGCCAGACTCAACAAACTGGCGAAAAGTATTTAGTTGGTCATCGGGTAGAATACAGTCATCAAGTTTACGAGGACGGTAACGCTCAACCCAGAGGAACTGGTCACGATTATTTTCCATAATATTTTCCATAATAAAAAAGGAGGGTATCACGGTCGCGAAGGTGTTTTACGACCGTGATACCAGTCGAATCAAGAATTCGCTTGCAACCAGTGCAAGATAGTATAAGGATCAGTCTCCCCATACGGATCGGTTTCGCAGTTATCTTCCATTCCAGGTTCGATAAACCACTTTTCAATCGTACCGTTGTTCACGATAACAGCATAACGCCAAGAGCGCATACCAAACCCAAGATTGTCTTTCTGAACGAGCATCTGCATCTTTGCGGTGAAGAAACCCGAACCATCAGGGATAACCTTAACGTGTTCAAGGTTCTGCGACTCTGCCCACTGGTTCATTACGAACGAATCATTCACTGACATGCAGTAGATTTCGTCGATACCATGGGAGTAAAAGCGCAACGCTATGTCTTCAAACGTAGGAAGTTGCATAGTCGAACAGGTTGGAGTAAATGCACCTGGAAGTGAGAACAGAATAACACGTCGACTGCCAAACAGATCGAATGATGTTACATCTTCCCAGCGATAGGGATTATCACCCTCGATGGATTCGTCTCGAACGCGAGTCTTAAAGAC